TCCAGCAGGTTCATCATCGAGCCGTTGAGGTCCTTGCCCGTCACGTTGGACAGGTACACTGCCGCCTCGGAGATGCTTTCGATTTCGTCGGCACTCTTGCCCAGCGCGGCCAACTGGGCGACCATGGATTCGATATCGCCCTTGCCCGAGAGCGTCTGACTGCTCAGCCGCTCGACCACGGCGGTAACCTTCTCATACGAGGTGCTGTCCCCCAGAGCAAGTGCGAGTTGCTTGTAGGATCGTTCGGCTGCGGAGAACTCGGAGAATGTTGCCGATACCGCGCTTCCCAAAGCCTTCACTGAAGCGATGATCGCGGTGGCGGCGAAGGCGCCTTTAAGCACTCCACCCAGTTTGGTAGCAGCACCCTTTAGGCTTCCGAGATCGGCTGCGGCTGATTTGACCGCACCACCGATGTCGTTCTGGCCCTTGATGATGACTTTCGCTTGTGCTGCCATACTCGTGTTCCCCTTATGCAATGAAAAAGGCGCCCCATGGACGCCCTGTGATTAGTGTTTCTGTGTCATTTTCTTAGCCTGCTCATGCAAATGCCGCCGGTAGTTGAGCTGAATCAGCTTGAGAATCTGCATGCTCATGTACGGCTGGTCCATGAGAGAACCAGCGAACGGCAAGTGCCTGAAGTCCCCGCTCTCAGAATCGCAGCAGGGAAGGAAGATATCGGTTATGTAGAAGAGCCAGTGGCCGTACTCGGCGTAGAGCTCGGCGCTACGCCTTCCGTTGAAGACTTCTGTGCAGAGGGATGCGATCTGCCTCCGCTGGTGTCCGTGCGGGAAAAAAAAGCGGCATGCGTGTATTCGTTGACAACCTTCACCGTCAGATCCAGCGACTCGAATACCAATGAGGCCACCTCCCGGTTGTCCATCTTGCGCTTGGCATCCGCATCCTCATAGAAGTTGTGGTCAACCAGGATTGAGGGAAGCAGGTCGCGCAGTAGGGTGAGCGTCTGGTTCTCTCCCTGCTCGGAAGCTTCCTTCAGTTTGAGCATCTCCAAGGTGGGCAGCTCCTTGAGCACGATGTATGCCTCGTCGTCGGCCTTGAGGCCAACCAGTGTTCCCACTTCGATGCGTACTTTCTGGATGCAGTTGTCATAATGTTTTGTCTTGATGAACATGGTTCTTATCCTCCGTAGGGTGTCGAAATCTTGTCGGTGATCACGATGGTGATGGGCTCTTCGGTGCCCACACTGAGTGCCTCGCCTGCAACGGTAGAGCTGAGTATGCCGGTGCCCCCGACATTCGCATCCACCTCGCTGATCGCCACATGCGAGAGGGTGATGGTAATGCTGTGCCCTGCGGCAGGGGATGAGAAGGTCAGCTCTACAGAAGCGTTCTCCTCGCTGGTCAGATACGAGCTCTTGAGCGTTTCAACCTCGGCGCTGTAGGGGATCTCGAAGTTGATGGTCACAGCTCTCTTTCCATGCCGCGGTTGTCCTGCATACAGGCCTGAGGCATAGGTGCGTGGGGAGCTTTCGAGCGCGTTGTCGATCTTCAGCGATGCGCTGGTGATGTCGTACGTTGTGCCGTTGACCGTGAAGGTCGCATTGGTGCACCGGTACGAGGGGATGGAGAAGCTCTTCAATGCCTCTTCAATGGTTCCGTTCTCTTCAGTGGTCCCCTTGATGTCTATGCTGCCCTTTACATAATCGCCGGCCGCGCAATCCAGGCTGAGGGCGCTGATGGTGCACCCCGCGTAGCGCTTGATTGCCGCCTTGCGGTCGATGGTGAAGGTGAGGCTGGGAAGCGCTTCGTTCACATCGCAAAGGCCGATGGTGTGGATGTACGAATCCGAGTCTCCCACCTGGGCGCAGGCGTCTTCTCCCCCCAGGGCGGCGTGCAGGATGAGACCGGCCGATTCGGGTCGGAGGATGAAGCTCACCGAGCCCTCCACCGTCACTGCCAACAGATCCCTGCTTGATGCGGTCTTGCTTCCCAGCAGCGAGCCCTCGTCACCTTTCTCGACAGCCACCTTGATGCTCTCACTGGTCAGATCGACCAGTGTTGTGGGACTGGCAGCTTGGGCGAAGGAGCTTTCCTTGCCTGCCTGCAGCCGCGATCCCGTTCCTGTGTAAAATGCCATATGCGTTTCCTCTCTTGTGGTATCTAGAATTCCTTGGACCACTGCAAGTCGATGCTTGCCTCGATGGCGGTGACCGTCGTGCTTGCGGTTACGGCAGGGTAGTAGTCCATGTCGGTGATGCGCGCGTCCTCGATGAATCCTCCCAGCGTGGGGTCCCCTCGTAGGAGCAGGTACAGGGCTCCATACAGTGCGAATACACGTTTGACCAGAATCGCGTTGGGCGCACTCTTGCACAGGAGAAAGATGGTGGCGCGCATGGTGGCCAGGTCGCTATGCATTCCTAGCGGCTCGAGGTTCTCATAATCGGGCTGGATGTAGAGCATCGCAGGGCGCCGCATGCTGTCCACATCGGGAAAATCGATCTCTATGTTCTTATCATCGAAGTGCTCGATGGAAATCCCCTCTTCGCTCTCCTGCAATCCGATCATATCAGTGGCGATCACTGTCTTGAGCCTTTCAAGCACCTGCATTTCAGTTATCATCGTTTACTCTCCTTTTCGATGCGCGCCACCTCCCGCTGTACCAGCTGATCGAGTTTCGTCTTGAAGGCGGTAGAGCTCAGGTACTTCTTCACCGGAGCGGCTACGAAATCGCGCTCGGGAAGCTTCACCGAGTGCACGCGCACCCATTTTCCGTCCTTCTGGAATGTGAGGTATCCCCCATCCTTGGCAGTGATCCGAGCTCCCTTGGCCAGGGCGTAGCCGTAAAATACTTTGGTCTCTTGTGAGGAAGCCTTGGCTTCGACGATGACCGCTTTGCCGCTACGGATCACACGGCGGCTGATGCTCTTGTACAGCGCCCCACTACCTTTGGAGAGCCCCTGGGACTTGTAGGCCTTGCGTACCTGGGCTCTTGCGGCCGTGCCAATGCCGCCCAGGATGCGACGCATCGCCTTGTGCCGGTTCGTCCCCAAACTTTCGAGGTAGGAGAGCGCTTCAGCCAGGTCGGTCTCGACCGATACGCTTTCGGTGCTGTACCGTTTTCGTCTCTCAAACATGTCAGAACCCCAGGATGCGCAAGCTGTCCAGCGGCTGCAGGTACTTGCGGTAGTTGCTGTAGTTGACGAACGTGCGGCTGTTGTCGGCAAAGCTTTTGCCTGTCAGGCCGATGTTCCCCCCGGTCTCGCTGAGCATGAGCGTGGCGATGCGTAGGATCGAGACGACGATCACCGAAGGCATCTGCTCGATTTCCCATCCAGCGGTGTAGCTGAGGCGGATATTGTCTTCCCCGATGGGGAACTTGGTGGTGTGATCCACAAAACGGATATGGTCGTCGCACGGTGCCACCAGCGTGGTGTCTATAGGCGTCGTTCCCATGATAAGAGACTCGACCGTCTGGATATTGCGACAGGGTAGGTACAGGCGCCGCGAGCCGGTCCCCGAGCACACGATATCGGCATAATCCCGCTGCTTCGGATCGAAGCCCAAATACGAGGCCACGATATCCTCGGCAGTGGAGAGGAAAGCGCCCTTGAGCTCTACGGCCTCGGGAGAGTCCTCATAATTGCCGCTGTAGGTGTTGAACATGGCGATACTGGCGATCATGCGCTTCCTCCATCATCAAGGTGATGGACACCCCAGCTCTCACCGGGATGCCCCCATAATCGTTTACTATCAGCTGGCCATGAGACCTGCACTCCTGAGCTTAGCCAGCATTGAAATCCAGCACCAGCTCTTCGATGGTGGTCGCCGTGCTGTCCGCTTGGCTTGCCGCCGGGGTGAGGCTCCCACCGGGAAGCCCTTCGATGAGTGCCGCAGGGTCGATGGTTACCTTCGCATTCGCTGCGAGGATGACCTCGCCGCCGATGACAGTTTTCTCACCGCCTTGCTCGCGGTAGTTCTTGGTGTTATATGACATCAATTACCTCCCTTACGCCTTCTGCTGCAGGACCTTGACGGCCTCGCCGAGGATCAGTCGCCCATCCACACGTTGGGACCCGAGGAACCCCACCTGCCCGGTCGGGGCGAACAGTTCGCCCAGGCGCTTGAAGGTACGTCCCTGGCGGTCGGCGATCCAGTAGTACGAGAAGTCCCCGAAGGCCAGTGTCTTGGCCCCGCCTGCGATCTCGGGCATGTAGGCCGAGGTCTTCACCGGACGGGACAGGATGGTGTCGGGAGTGCCAGCAGTCAGCGAAGGCTGCCAGATGTACTGCCCGTTGCCGTCCTTGAGCTTGCGAAGCGCCTTGACGGTGGCATCGTTGGTCACCCACACCGCGTTCTTGCGGTACGGGCTACGGAGCGCATAATACAGGTCGATGACCTCATCGGCATTCAGGGCGGTCGCGGATGCCGCGTTGACGCCGATTTGCGCCCCTCCGGTGGCCGCGAGGATACCCAAAGGCTTGCCCGATCCGTCCCCGGTGAAGAACGCCGCCTCTTCCTTGGCCCCGATGCGACGGGCGAATTCGGTGGCGATGTAGGACTCGATGTCGAACACGCTGTCGTTGATGAGTTCCTCGGATACCTTGATGATCGTGCCCAGCTTGTAGGCGCTGATGGTCACCTGCCCGAAGCTGTCATCGCTCTCGGGATAGGTTCCCTCCTCGTCGATCCATGCCGCCTCGCCCTTGGAGGCACTGATCGGTATCTTGCGGTCTCCACTGGCGGTCTGGATGATCTTGGCGATGGAGCGGAACAGGTTCTCATCCTCCAAAGCTGTCACGAGGGTGCGTTCGAACTCGTCGGGCACCAAGTAGCCGCCTTCGGTGTCGGTTCCCACCTGCAATGCGTTGCGCAAATCGGGTGCGTTCTCCCGGCGCCTGAGGTGGTTCCAGAATGCCTTACGGTACTCATCCGAGGCCCGTCCTGCCTTCATCTCGGCCTTGGCGGCCCCCTCGGGGCGGCTGGTGATGGGAGAGCCCACATGTGCGTTCAGCTCGCGCTCGAATGCCTCGATGCGCTCCTGGCGCTCGATCTCGTGGCCCAGATCCACGATCTCGGCCTCCATCCTTTCGTATGTCGCGGTATCCTCGGCGCCCAGGATGCCCTTCTCGTTGCGCCTGGAGTCGAGGAATGCCTTCGCCTGTTCCCAGGTCTTCGCGCGCTGTGCGCGCATGTCGTTGATCTTTCCCATTGTGTCTTCTCCTATTGGGGTTTGATGAGATTCAGTCGTTTCTCGAGCTCGCAAAGCCCGATTGTGCCAGCTTCAGGTGGCGCCTGGTCCGCTATGTGCGCATAGGTGTCGGTGATCTTGTTCAGCAGCGAGAGCTGCGAATTCTTGGTGGAGAACGAATAGGGGACTTCATTTGAAGTTTTCTTCGCATCCTCGAGGATCGCGTCGGCGAAGCCAAGCTCGATGGCCTTCTTCGCGTTCATCCACGTCTCGTTGTCCATCAGGTGGCTGATCTTCGCCCGTGTGAGGTTCGTCTTGATCTCGTAGGCGTTCACGATGCTTTGTTTGACCTCGTCCAACATGCCGATTGCCTTCTGCATGTCGGCGTGGTTGCCGTAGGCGAGCGTCATGGGGTTGTGGATCATCATCAATGCGGTGGGTGCCATCAGGACGGATGTCCCCGCCATCGCGATGACCGAGGCCGCGCTCGCGGCGATCCCGTCGATCTTCACGGTGATATGTCCCGGGTACTCCATGAGCATCGCGTAGATGCGACTCGCTGCGATGCAGTCCCCTCCGGGGCTGTTGATCCACACCGTCACCTCGCCGCTGTCGGCGAACAGCTCATCGCGGAACTGTTCGGGGGTGACATCATCATCGAACCAGCTCTCCTCGGCGATCGTGCCCGAAAGCTCAAGGATTCTCGCTGTGCTTTCGTCTTCGCCCTGGTTTTTCCATTGCCAGAACTTCCTGTTCTTCATTACTCTCCTCCTGGGATGTGTCCGTATACGTGTCTGCGAATGCCCCGGCCCGAGAAAGGGGGAGCATGTTTCCGTTGACGAGGTAGAGGTTTCCCCCGTCCTCGTCGTCTATGAGGTCCATGTCCTCCAGCGTTCGGATATCGTTGGCGCTCATCCATCCGTTCTGGCGCGCGGTGGCATACCCGCCCATGCGGCTCTGGTAATCACCGCGCAGCAGTCCCTCGACGTTGAAGCGGAAGAAGTGCGTCTGCTTCTCATCTGTTCCCAAAAGCGCACGCGAAAGCGCCTGCTCCCATCGGATCACCCACGGGTCGAGGGTGTATTTGACGAACTCGAGCGACTGCTGCTCGATGTTGCTGAACGAGGACTTCTCCAGGTCCCCCACCATGTGCGGCGGGACCCGGAAGATCCGCGCGATCTCGTTGATCTGGAACTTGCGTGTCTGCAGGAACTGCGCCTGCTCGGGCGAGATCGAAATCGGGGTGTATTTCATCCCCTCCTCGAGGACGGCCACCTTGTGCGAGTTCGCAGAGCCGCCGAACTGGCCCTGCCACGTATCGCGGAGGCGTGTGGGGTCCTTCACCGTTCCCGGATGCTCGAGCACCCCGCTTGGGGCGGCCCCGTTGGCGAAGAACTTCGCCCCGTACTCCTCGCAGGCGATCGCCATGCCGATGGCGTTCTTGGCCATCGCGATCGGCGAGTAGCCAACCAACCCGTCGAATCCGAGTCCCGGTATGTGCAGCACCTCTGAGGCGTCCAGAACCACCGAGTTTCCCTGCATGGTGGGAGCGTCCTCGGCGCTGGTGGTGTATTGGTAGTAGAGCTTGCCACTCTTGTCGCGGTCGACCTGCATGCGGTTGGGCATCAGCGGGTAGAGTGCGGCAACCTGGCCCTTGCCGTTTCGGATGATCTGCGCATACGCATTGCCCCAGAGCAGCAGGTGGGTCATCAGCGTCTCGCGGAACACGAAGCTGGTCATCTCCGCATTGGGCTCGCTGTGCAGCAGGGTGTACAGCGGATGATCCTTGGCCTTGTGTTTGCTCGAGTCATCGTCGTGATGGTACAGATGGAGCGGTAGGCCTGCGATTGCCTCGGCCAGGATGCGCACGCAGGCATAGACTGCCGTCATCTGCATCGACGATCGTTCGTTCACCGCCTTGCCACTGGTAGAACCACCGAAGAGGAAGCTGTATGAGGACCCGCTGGTCCTGTTTTGCGGCTTGTCACGCGTTCTGGTGACAAGCTTGGATAAGAGTCCCATATGTGTATCTCCTGATTCCTAGATGAAGAGGATGCCTCGGTCCTCGTAGACCGATTCGCGCACTTCGTTGCCGCACCTGATCGCCCGATCCAGTGCCATGATTGTGGCAACCGCGCCGTCGATCTTCTCGGTGGACTTCTGCTTGTCGGGCTTGATGTTCCCAGCCGGATCGGTGCGGATGAAAATGTTGTCCATCATCCAGCGGAGCACCGGATGGCCTGCATGTGCTATGCTCTGCCCCAATACCAGCTTCATCAGCTCCTTGGTAGGGGGGCTCATATCTTTGAATCCCTGTCCGAAGGGCACCACTGTGTAGCCCATGCCCTCAAGGTTCTGCACCATCTGCACCGCTCCCCAACGGTCGAACGCGATCTCTCGGATGTTGTATCTCTTGCCGAGCTCGCCGATGAAGGCCTCGATGAATCCGTAGTGGACCACGTTGCCTTCGGTGGTCTGTACGTGGCCGGTTCGTTCCCATACGTCGTAAGGAACATGATCACGCCTCACACGTAGGCCCAAGCTGTCCTCGGGTATCCAGAACCAGGGGAGGATCACGAATTTGTCATGCTCATCCCTGGGTGGGAATACGAGCACGAAGGCGGTGATGTCGGTGGTCGACGAGAGGTCCAGTCCGCCGTAGCAGACCCTGCCTTCGAGCTCCTCGGCATCGACGGGGAAGTTGCACAGGTCCCATTTCTCCATCGGCATCCAGCGCACCGCCTGCTTGACCCATTGGTTGAGCCTGAGCTGACGGAACACGTTCTCCTCGCCCGGGTTCTGCCTTGCGCTGTCGCAGGCCGCCTTCACCTTCTCGAGGGTGATGGTATGCCCAAGCGACGGGTTGGCTTTCTTCCACGTCTTTGTATCGGTCCAGTCGTCGTCCTCCTCCGAGCCGTAGATCACCGGGTAGAAGGTCTTGTCGTGTTTGCGACCTTCGATGATGTCCTTGGCCTTCTGGTGCTGCTCGTAGCAGATGGAGTGCTGGTCGGTGCCTGCGGTGGTGATCAGAAAGAACAGCGGCTGGGCACGCGCATCGCCCGAGCCCTTGGTCATCACGTCAAAGAGCTTTCTATTCGGTTGGGTGTGCAGTTCATCAAAGACCACCCCATGGATATTGAATCCGTGCTTGGAGTAGGCTTCGGCGCTCAGCACCTGATAAAAGCTGTTGGTCGGCAGGTACACGATGCGCTTGGTGGCGGCCAGGATCTTGACGCGCCGGTTCAGCGAGGGACACATGCGCACCATGTCCGCTGCCACTTCGAATACGATCGATGCCTGCTGGCGGTCGGCAGCGCATCCATAGACCTCGGCGCGTTCCTCGAAGTCTCCGCAGGTCAGCAGCAGTGCCACCGCGGCGGCAAGCTCGCTCTTTCCGTTCTTTTTGGGAATCTCGATGTAGGCAGTGTTGAACTGCCGATATCCATCGGTCTTGACGATACCGAACAGGTCGCGGATGATTCTCTCCTGCCAGGGAAGCAGCTTGAAGGGCTTTCCCGCCCAAACCCCCTTGGTGTGGCAGAGGCATTCGATGAACCCAACTGCACGGTCGGCCAGGGTCTTGTCGTAGGTTGATTCCTTTGCCATGAAGGATGTAGGGGTGTATTTCTTCGGTTTCGGCATAACTTATTTCATTCCTCAGGGCAAACAAAAAGGACCCGGCGTGGGTCCCTTCAAGTGGTAGGTACTTGTTGTCAGTTGTATGTTTTCTTCAGGCTCTCAAGGGCCTGCCTGGTATCAGTGTCACGTGGCCTGATGTCCCAGCCGCGGTCGTAGTTGCATACGACGTTGCCATTCCTCTTGATCATCAGCTTGGAGATCCTTCCCTCGTCGATCCCGTATTCCGAACCCTCCCCGTACACCTTGATGCAGTACCTGAAAACGCTCTTCCCGATCTCCAAAGTTCCTTCTCTCCACATGCTCTTGCCTCCGTGTCCGTTTTGTTGGTGTATATATCCCTCAATTCGGAAACTATAGCAACTTGTTACAGCGCAATAATATGAATAAACACACTGCTGATGTAGAGTCCAGTATGCCACCTTGTGAAGGCTCCTGTCAGCTATCGCCTGTGAGTATGAAGTGAGCGTATTCCCTTGTGTTGTCCCCATCAAGGTAGTCGACAAGTTCCGTAAGACCCATCTGGGAAGCGATCCACTGAACCGCCCCCGTGTTGAACATGTTCGTCAGACCACTGTCACGTACCTTGAGGATCTGGTCCCTTATCTGCTCAGTCATTGCCGGCCTCCATCGATTCCATAACCGCCTGCTTGAGGATACCCTCATCGAAGCCGCAGTCGTAGTAACCGTCAAGGATGGTCGAGTAATAGTATGCATCCGGCATAGCCAGCGGAGGTCCTTCGTTCATGACGTAGGCCATCGCCACCAACTCATCACCGTCCAGATTCACCATCAGCTTCTTCTTGCGATACAGGTGGGGGTGACCCTCGTAGCGGTCCAAGGCCTTCTCGCACTTCTCGGTGATCTGCCAAAGGAGCACCGGAACCTTTGCACCCCGTTTCATCTCGATGGTGGCCACGCCAGTATGTCGGCCTCCCCGAAACAACAGCTGATAATCGTGCAGTATCGTTGTCCCGATGACCGCGGCATCGGGGCATCGGTATCCCATCTGTTCGAGGTTCAGGTTGCTTCCATAGGCCAGATAAATTTTCTTCATCGTTGCTTTGCTCCTTCACTTGGTCTTCTACCACCCCAAGGGCGGTCGTCCCGCCCTCAGAGCCTTGTCAGGTTGCCTCTTCAGGCGGCAACCCGCCTGCGCCATGCCGCTGATCCGGTGAGGCGCTTGGTCAGGTGCTCGCGGCAGGAGCGGAACTCGTCGCCGATGAAGCCGATGCGGTTGAGGTATGTGCGCATCGCAAACTTCTCGTTCTCGGCCTGGGGCTTCTTGGTGCTTGCCGAGCTCTGCGTGAGCGCCTGGGTGTTCAGCGCAAGGGCAAGGACGATGTAGCTTCTGACCTCTCCGGCATGGAGGGTGCTGTTGAAACCGCGTAGCTCGACGGTTTTGTGGCCGTGGAAGAAAGAGTGCAGGTTCAAGAAATGGTAGCGGCTTTCGTGGTAGTGTGCATCCCGGTTTCCCCGGTAGCCTTCGTACCAGATGCTCTCGATCTTGGCGAAGGTGGTCGGCTTTTTGCGATTCATGGTCGCCACAAGGTGCTCGTCCATCTTCTTGCAGTACCGTGCCCGTTGGGTCTCGATGCCCAGGGCCTTGTAGAACAGGTCGTTTCGGGCGTAGATGATGTTCACGAAGTTTCTAATCGAGCGTGGTGTGTGCGGCTGGCCATCAAGGTGGATGTGGATGCCGCAGGAGCTGTTGGTGAAGGCTCCGGCTTTGCGCAGCGCCCTGATGACCTCCTGCAGGTTCTCGATGTCCGCTTCGTAGGTGAGGATCGGGCTGACCAGTTCGACGCTGTACAGGCGAGATGCACTCTCTTTGATCCCTCGTGTCTTGGTTTCGCATCGGATGCTACCATCGTATGTGAACTTCCATGTGCGGCCATCGAAGGTCTTCAGTTCGTAGGTGTCATAGTAGGAACCCCCGTAGAGCAGCTCTCCACCGAGGACCGTCTGGGCAGCCAGGGCTGCGTCCTTGCGGGTGATGCCTGTCATCTCGATCTCGATTCCGAACCGTGTTGTCTTTTCCATGCCATCTACCTCTCTTTGGTGTGTTTTTCTTCGTACTGTAGTAATCACTCAAAGAGGGATATATAGCAAGTGTATATATGCAAATAAGATACACTATTTTCTGGGTATCTCTTCGTCCAGTTTTCTCACCATGTCGACCCCCGGTACCACTCCCAAAGTCGAGCCGGTTTCCCATGCAATGTGGATGCTGCCGATGTCATCCACGTGGATTACTTTACCCTTGGTACCCTTGGGAGGTGCGAACTCGTCATCCATGCTGACAAGCACCACGGTACACCCGGGTGGGTATTGCTTCCTGAGGACCTCGACTCTCTTACGGTTCATTTCATCCATATAAATCCTCCGTGTAGTGTGCATTGATCGCTCAGCTTTGCATGAATAGCAAGTCCTATGCTTCAGGGTTTCGCCAAAGCATCCAGGATGAGTCGCATCTGGCGCAGGTATTGGTCATAGTGGTGGGCAAACAGCGGTAGAGCGTTCTCCCCGTAGTCCAGAAGCTTGTCGGCATCCGTCTCCGATATGCAGTACAATCCATTCTGGTATGTCCAGTTCAGGGTTGGGAAGGTCGGGAATGTTGGAGCCTTAGGTGCCATCGAGACCAGAACCTGGCGATACGGGTCATTCTCCTCTACTGTTGGCACGCTCGTGCAGCCGGTTGAGACGATCAAGACGGCCAGCAGAGTCACCGCTTTCAGGAGGTTCGATCTTTTCAGGTACCGCCTCTTTTGTGATGGTGGTGATCTTTTGGTGTACTTCATCGATCTTCTCCAATTCCTGTTCTCGTTTCTTCACCGTAACCTGGGCTTGTTGGATATCCTTTTTCAGATCCTTGGTCTTGTGTGCTTGCAATCGTGTGATCCCCAGCAATCCCAGGATGATGAGGATCAGCATCTGCATGATTTCATTCATCGACTTTTCTCTCCATGAACTTTTTGACCAGTGGTTTCCAGAACGCCATGCACGCAGGAAGCTGCAGCAGGTAGATCGCTACGGTGTACAGGACTACCAGGTATGGTGTGTTGTTCAGCCCCCCATCGACGCCTGTTCCTGCAACGATGCGGAATGTCACATACCCCAGGAGCGCTGAGCAGGCGAGGGCGACCAGCTTGATCTCGTTCTCGCTTGCCCTGTCACGGCGAAGGCTTTTCTTGTACAGTTCCATCACCAGCCCTAGGAACGCGGCGAATGCGAGCAATATTGCACTCAGAGTCATCCCCGTTCCCCCTTGCTACCAAGTAGTGACAAAAAGTAATCGTCCATCTTCTTCTCCTGCTCCTCGGATTCCCCGTTGATCTCATGGGTCCTCAGCGACTTGAAGATGACCTTGTCGTTCTCCAGTGCCATGACCAAGCCCATCTGGACTCTGGTGATGGTGGTCTTGATCTCTCTCAGGTCCTTCGCATAGCACTGGCGGTCATCACTTTTCTTTGCCAGTCGGTTCAGCAGCCACAATACGATACCTCCCGAACCGAACAGGCATACCGCGAGAGTAGTGATCAGGGTCAGCTCATCCATCACTTGCCTCCTGGGAGGCGACTTCCTCGTAGGGGTAATCCAATCCATCGCGTTGCACGATGACGTCAGCTGAGGATCCGGTGAGTTCGATGTAGCGTTTGACGATGACGTCGCAATACTTCTCATCCAGCTCGATGGTGGCACAGCTCCGTTCGGTCTGCTCACAGGCAACCAACGTGCTGCCGCTGCCGCCGAACGGATCGAGCACCAGCGTGTTGCTCATCGACGAGTTCATGATCGGGTAGGCGATCAAAGCAACCGGTTTCATCGTGGGATGCTCCCCATTCTTCTTGGGTTTGTCGAATTCCCAGATCGTCGATTCCTTGCGTCCGGTGTACCACAGGTGCTTGCCCTTCTTCTTCCATCCGAAGAGCACCGGCTCGTGCTGCCACTGGTAGGGCGAGCGTCCGAGCACCAGAGACTGCTTCTTCCAGATGCAGGTTCCCGACAGGTAGAAGCCCGCCTCGCTGAATGCCTTTCTGAAGTTCAGCCCCTCGGTATCGGCATGGAAGACATAGATGGAGGCATCGTCGGCCATATGCTCTGCAGTGTTGGTGAAGGCATCGAGCAGGAACTGCAGAAAAGCATCGCCTGTCATATTGTCGTTCTTGATCTTGCCCGCCTGTCCCTCGTAGTTGACGTTGTAGGGCGGGTCGGTGACCACCAGGTTCGCCTTGGCACCCGCCATGAGTAACTCGAAGGTCTCGGCCTTGGTGCTATCCCCGCATACCAGGCGGTGTCTTCCCAGTTTCCACAGGTCCCCGCTCTTGGTGATCGTGGGCTTCTCCAGCTCCGCCTCCAAATCGAAGTCATCATCATGCACACCGTCGGCAAGCGAGTCCTTGAACAGGTCGTCGATCTCGGCCGGGTCAAAGCCGGTGAGCGATACGTCGAAGTCCAGACCCTGCAGATCGGTGATGAGAAGAGCCAACTTGTCCTTGTCCCACTCACCGCTGATCTTGTTCAGTGCAATGTTGAGGGCCTTCTCCTTGTCCTCGGAGAGATCCACGACCACGCATTCGAGCTCGGTGTGTCCGGCATCCCTGAGGACCTTCAACCTCTGGTGGCCCCCTACGACCCGACTGGTGGTCCTGTTCCAGATCACCGGCTCCACATAGCCGAACTGCTCGATCGAGCGCTTGAGTTTCTCATACTCGGCATCGCCGCTCTTGAGGTCTTTGCGCGGGTTGTAGTCAGCAGGCAGCAACTCATCGATGTGTTTCTGTTCAATGGTCATGATCCAATTCTCCCTTGAGCGCCTCTATATACCGTTCGCTCACCTGTTCCCATGCAAAGAGGGAGTTTCCGAAATGGCCGTAGCAGGAGGTAAGGTTGTATATGGGACTGCGCAGCCCCAACTCCTCGATGATGTCCTTCGGCTTGAGGCTGAAGACTGTGCGGACAGCATCCGCAAGCTGCTCATCGTCGATATTTCCTGTAGCGAAAGTGTGTACATTTACTGCGACAGGTTCGGCCTTACCGATGGCATACGAGATTGCTACCCCGCAGCGTTTGGCAAGGCCGGCTGAGACGATGTTCTTGGCGATCATGCGCGCCATGTAGGCTCCGCTTCGGTCCACCTTGGTCGCATCCTTGCCGCTGAAGGCGCCCCCGCCGTGGAGTGCCAGACCCCCGTAGGTGTCCACCATGATCTTGCGACCTGTCAGGCCGGTGTCGGCACCAGGTCCGCCCTCAACGAAACGACCGGATGGGTTGATGAGGATGCGGGTGTGTGCATCGAGGGGGAAGTGGATGAAGGCAGGCTCGAGCACCTTTTCGATGAGCTCGCCCTTGAGTGTGTCCAGATTCTTGTCACGCTCATGCTGGACCGAGACGATGACGGCGGCAACCCTGACGGGAATGCCATCATCATACTCCACCGAAACCTGGGCCTTGCCGTCGCTGCGGATTCCCATGATGGTGCCGTTTTTCCTGCACTTGTCCAGGATGCTGCAGATGCGGTGGGAGAGTTCAAGAGGCAAGGGGATGCAGGTGGGTGTCTCGTCGGTTGCATATCCGTACACCGTGCCCTGGTCCCCGGCTCCCAATTCATCCCGGTCACCCTCGGCATCCCTGATCTCCAGGGCTGTATCGACGCCGCCTGCAATGTCAGAACTCTGGTTGTGGAGGAACACGCTGATGGTGAATTCCTTGGGGTTGTAGCCACACTCTGCAAGGGCGGTCCGTACGGTTTGGCGTATGTTGACCTTGGTACGGCTGGTGATCTCACCGGCGACGATGATCCGGCCCTTGGTCGACATGACCTCGCAGGCCACGCGTGAATATGCATCGCTGCTCAGGCAGGCATCGAGTATCGAATCGGCGATGTAGTCGCACAGCTTGTCGGGATGTCCTTGGCAGACACTCTCGGATGTGAGGTAGTTCTTCATGTTTGAATTCCTTTGGTTGTTTGATTGTTTGGCGTTACCGGCGTGCAGTGAGCAGTCGTTCCATCAGGTCATCCTGAGGGTTCGCTCCTTGGTAGGAGGTGGCGTTGTTCTCCTTCACAATCTGGAAGATCTGGTACCAGATCTGGTTTACCTGTTTCATGTATTCACGGCTCATCGCAACGTAGGGAGAAGCGATCGCGGCACCGGTGGTCGGGTGCTTTGCGAGGAAGCCGTACTCGCTGACTGCCATCTCGCACTGGATCCATCGCGCCACTGCCATCGCGTACTGGTGTATGATCTGGCTGCTGACTAAATTCTCACAGCGCCTGGTCTTGAGCCAATCCCATGTCTCCTGGAAGACCTCTGCAGCATCGAGCTCGATGCCACTCTTCTGGGTGACCGTCATGTAATATTTGACCTCAGGCATGTCCGCGCCCTCGAGCTCGGGAGCCTCGGGCAATTGCACCACGCGGGCCGCTCTGCCATCGTGGATTTTCTCTGAGAGAGCCTTGGGTTTCCTCCCTGCACCGACGCGGGCACCGCCACGGTTGGTACCGTCTTTTGCCATGTCGCACCGCCTTCGTATGATGAGGGGGTCAATCCCCCGTTTGAATTCCAATTTTTCCGCGTGATTGCCCCTGCCCGTTGTACACTACATATGGTGTAGAGATTCAGATACCCCTAGGGTTGGCGCTACTAATAGTTACCTTTTAACGTTCCATCGGTCTCTCTGGCGCCCGTGGAGGGCTGAGTGGCACCTGTTGCATAGTGCCATGAGGTTCTCCTCGTCATCCGTACCACCATATCTAGTGGCAGTGATATGATGGGCAACCGTCGCTCGTGTAAGGCGTCCCTCTCTCCTGCACAGCTCGCAGAAGGGATGCCCTTCAAGGAATGTTTTCCGGGCCTTCCTCCAAGTGGATCCGTAGCGCTTGTGGGTGCCGGGATCTCGTTGGTTGCGTTCGTAGGCGCTCGCAGCCTCTTTCGCATGCTCCTCGCAGTACCGACCGTCGGTGAGATGTGGACAGCCTGGGTGGCTGCACGGTCGCTTGGGCTTGTAGGGCATGAGGGGTACTCCTTGGGGCAAAAAGAAAGCCCGGGAGGAATTCCCGAGCTCTCGATTGGACTTGTCTGAGTGTACAGTAGCGTACAAGACGAACTGAGCACAACTGTTATTTTCTGATATTTTAACGATTGGGTTCCAAGGATATCGGGAGCACTCATGATCAGTCCATACACCTGTTCTTGAATGCGTTCTCAAGCACCGAATAAACCCTATTCGGGCTTATTATTGAGTTATTTATTGTAAAGGTTAAAGGGATAGTACTATACTGTAAAAAAACCATTGACCCTGCAGTTAATAAATAATAGAGACTAATTTATTATTTCCCATACTGATTTGAGTAAAAAGGAAATAAGACAATGGAAATACAAAATAGCATTGAGCAGCAAACTAGTTTCAAAATAGCTATATACCGAACAGGGATAATTTCTGCTGCCTTTATGCTTACCATGATTCCTGTTCAAATAATTTTTTATGTAATTTGGCCTCATCCAACAACTATTATTGACTGGTTTGTCCTATTTCAGAATAACTGGCTTATTGGTCTCATTAGTTTTGATTTTTTGTATCTACTAAGTATGATTGCATCTATCTTCCTTTATCTTGCTCTCTTTTTCGCTCTTAAGGATAGAAACAAATCATTGCCGATATTCGCTTTAACATTAGGACTGATTGGGCTCTCATTGTATTTCCCTTCAAATACATCAATCGAAATGCTTTCAAATAGTAGACAATATGCACAGGCTGTAACCGAACAACAGAAAACTATTCTGCTTGCATCTGGTCAAACTTTATATTCAATTTGGAGAGGCACGTCCTATGCTGTATATTATGTTTTTAATGGCATCGCGTTAATTCTTTTCTTTTTAGCAATGATTAAGAATCATAAATTTCGAAAAATAACAGCATATATCGGGCTTGTATCCGGAATACTTATGACTGTACCAGCGACAGCTGGTATAATTGGAATGACTATGGCATTATTATCCTTAATACCTTGGTCGATTTTTTCAATTTTAGTGATTAAAGACTTTAACACAATAATAAAATCAACTATTAAAACATAAGAAAAATGTCTATCAACTGTTCAGATGCAATGGCATTCTCACTGCAGAAACCTGTATGGATAAAACAGATTCAGAGTAACCCCTTCCCTTTCTTGTAGTCCTTCCTATTTCATCCAAACCGGAGTCAATAGATTTGCAACAACTCACCAGTCGAGAGGTACCAGTGGAGCTACATGCCGCGCTGGTATTCTCCCCTTATATTACTGGTATTCATGCCATTGGATATTTCAGGAACGTAAGAATAGATACAGGGCAATTGCTGATTTACCAAAGCTTCAAAGTTGGTACCCGCACATGATGCCAAAGTTTCCAAAATATAGATAGCTAATCTGCAAAAGTTTACAAAAACATGAAAACTATTTGACTTGTACTCTGTTTGTGGGTATCATGCACGTATGAATGATATGTTACGCCTTATTATCGCCCAGCAACAGAAAAACCTGAGGAGCCAATTCCCCATCATCCCCAGGGATACACAGATACTTCCGGTTCCGCGAAAAGCGACAGTGATCATAGGAATCCGACGTTGCGGAAAATCCACCTGGCAGCATGAGAAGATGGAGTCCCTTCTTGACGATGGCCTTGACGCAGAAAACATCTGTTATATAGACTTCTCTGACGATCGCCTTGATTTCCTGAGACTTGAAGGATCGGATCCTGCGGTGATTACGGATACCTACTATGGGATGTATCCCCAGAAGCATGAGCAACAGGTCTATTTCTTCTTCGACGAATTGCAGTATGTGAACCGGTGGGCACAGTTTGTCAACAGGATACAGACGACACAGTTGTGCGAGGTGTATATCACCGGTTCTTCAGCAAAACTGCTTTCAAAGGAGATCGCGACAGAGCTGGGGGGAAGGACTTTCACTTGGGAGATGTTTCCGTTCTCATTCAAGGAATTCCTGCGGGCAACCGGGAAGCCCCAAGCGATCACGGATATCGCGAGCAGGGATGCCGTCATACGTGCCTTTGATTCTTACGTTGAGATGGGAGGCATGCCCGAGCGGTTGGTTCTTCCGAAAAGCTCCATGGCGCCGATCTATTTCCAGAATCTGGTGAACGATGTGATCAGTCGCGATATCCTGCTCAGATACAATATCCAGCATCCTGTCCAGTTGAAACGGCTCGTGCATATCTTGATGAGCAGTTATTCCCGGCTCATCACGGTCAACAAGCTGAAACAGCGGCTTGCGGGTGAACGGAACAGGCTTTCACCCGAACTCATCAGCGACTACATCGAAAAGCTTGCGGACTGTTACTTGATCTTCACGGTTCCCATTCGTTCGTACAACACGGCTGTCCAGTCGGTCAATCCAAAGAAAGTGTACTGTGTCGACCATGCGTTGGTCCAAGCCTATTCCCGTTCCACTTCGGAAAACAGCGGGCTGGTATTGGAGAACATGGTATTCATGGCACTCCGACGTGTTACTGAGCAGATCTTCTACTACAAGACTTCCCAAGGTGATGAGATCGATTTTGCGGTTGGTCCCGATTCGGATATCCAGCTCATACAGGTCAGCTGGAGTTTGGGCAAGGATGAGCAGATAAGGGAGCGGGAACTTTCACCGCTTCTTGATGGGATGGAGGAACTTGGGCTGCAAGAGTCGTGGATCATCACCGCGTACGAGGAAGAAGAGCTCAAGGACGAGAAGACGGGAAGGATCATCCACATCGTTCCCGCCTATTCGTGGTTGCTGCAGGGATAAGGGTGTTTCAACTGACAGGGACCCTCACCAGCGCCAGCGCCTTCCGATGCAGGTGGTAGATATAGTCCTGGCTGTATCCTAATTGCACTGCCACCTGGTCCCAAGCAAGGAAGGCGAGGTAGCGCATCTCCAGCAGCGTCTCGCACTCCATGCTGTTCACGTTCCGGATCACTTCGGCGATCTCGGTCTTGAGCCGCATCAACTGGGCGATGCTGGTGTTGATCTCATTCTCCAACTCGGTAATGCGCACCACCGCCTCCTCTACGGGAGAGCGCCTGATCGACGGAGCCTTGGGGACCTCGGTGAGGTTGGGGGAGACGTAGACGGCATGGCTTCTGAGCCAATCGAGCTGGCGTTCCTTGGTCTTGATGCGCTTGTCCAGATACCATGCCTGCGACAGATATTCCTTTGCTTTCATGCTCTTGCCTCTTGTAGGTGAATCTTGGTGAAGTCGGGGCTGATATCGCACAGGAGCTCGAACCACTCACTTTCGAAGAACCGTTCGATCTCATCCTTTTCTGCCCATGCATATACGTAATCGGGATTGCCTTCTAACTGCGATACCGCCTTGTGCCAATCACTAACAGCTCGATCCACAATCGCAGCAGCCAGATGTCTCATGCTCGTCTCGGTCATCGAGTGCCCCCTGAAAGTTCGGCCTTTACCGCTTCGATCAACGCATCCTGAGTTAGTGCCTTACCTGAAAGAACCTTTATGATGCGCTCATCGATGGTCTTCTCGGTGATGAGATGTTGGACCACCACCGTCTCGGACTGCTGCCCTTGGCGCCACAGGCGCGCTACCGTCTGCTGGTAGAGTTCGAGGCTCCAGGTCAGTCCGAACCAGATCAGGCAATTGCCACCGCTTTGGAGGTTCAGCCCATGCCCAGCGGATGCGGGGTGAATCAAACCGACCGGGAGTTTTCCCTCATTCCACTTTTGGAGGCTTTCGCTCGTATCCAGAGTTGAAAACGACACGCCAAGCTTCTCCAGCCTCCCCGCAATCCGCTGAAGGTCGTGCTTGAACCAATAGGCCACCAGCACACTTTTCCCGTTGGCCGCCTCAATGAGGTCCTCAAGCGCATCGAGCTTGCGATCGTGAAGGGCAATGGTCTTCCCGTCGTCGGTGTACACAGCCCCATTTGCCAGCTGCAGCAGCTTGCCCGACAGGCTTGCCGCATTGGCTGCTGTCACCTGTCCTCCGGAGGCGTCGAGCACCAGATCTTTCCGTAGTCTCTCATAGGCCATCCGCTCATCGTCGCTGAGGGAAATCTTATATTCATTGGTCACGAGCTCGGGCATCCTGATATGGTCCTGGGCCTTCATGGAGATGGTGATGTCCTCGATCGCTTGGTAGATCCTTTCCTCGGCACCGGGGGCGGGCTTGTAACTGAACACCACCTGGCCGCTGCGCTTGTCGGGCCTGAAGTATGCATCACGGTAAGCTCCGATGAATCTGCCTAGGCGCACACCCTTGTCCAGCAGTTTGAACTGCGCCCAGAGGTCGATCAGGCCATTGCTTGCCGGGGTGCCAGTCAGGCCTACGATGCGCTTTACCACGGGACGGCGTTTCATCAGCGCTCTGAAGCGCTTGGAGCGGTGGTTCTTGAACGACGAGAGTTCGTCGACGACCACCATGTCGAAGTCGAAGGGCAGGGTGGTCTCCTCGATCAGCCACTGTATGTTCTCACGGTTGATGATGTATAGGTCAGCTTTGCGCTCCAAGGCAGTAAGGCGCTCGGCGGTACTTCCCACGGCCACTGACGGAATCAAATCCCCAAGGTGATCCCACTTGCCGATTTCGGCAGGCCAGGTATCCCGTGCAACCCGAAGGGGCGCGATGATCAGTATTTTTCGAACCAGAAAGGAATCGAAGAGGAGGTTGGAAAGGGCGGTCAATGTGATGACTGTCTTGCCAAGTCCCATTTGCAGTAATACCGCTGCCACGGGGTGCTGCTCAATAAAGTCGCTCGCATACTGTTGGTAGTCATGCGGTGCATATGTCATTGATGATCTCCTCTATCTGCTCTTTTGCATCCAGCACGTATGCCTTGAACCCCAGGGCCTTCAGCATTTCATGCCTTACCCGTTGGAGTGCCCTTATCTTTTTGCCCGGGGCCTTCACTTCCACAAAGCCGCACCGTCCGCCGGGCAGCAGCACCAATCGGTCCGGCATTCCATCGAAGCCGGGACTCATGAATTTCACAGCCCGGCCTCCCATCTTCTTCACAACCTTCACCAGCTGCAACTCGATCTCTTTCTCAAGCATTCCAAATCTCCCTTTGGAACGAAGGAACGAGTGGAACGAAAGGAACAGGGGGTCCTATAAAGTCCCACGTGCGTATATACGCCCTCGCCGCCACTCTCATTCCCTGTATATCTACTTCCACTTATGTAGTAGATATTCTTGTTCCATTGTTCCTGTTGCCCCAAAACCTGCTCCTCAGAACGGGATTGCGTCATAGTCCAATGGAACCAGTTCTGGAACAGGCTTGGAACGTTCCGATGATTGTTCCGTCCCTTGGAAAACGTAGGCGCGTTGCTTTCCGTAAATCGGGAAGTATCGCGTTCCTGTTTTTGTTCCTTGGTATTTACCCCATCCCTCGATCTTCTGCATGATGGCAGTGATCCCATATGAGTCGTTCTTGCTGATCATTGCGGGGTCCTTGCCGTAGCATTCGCACCAGATCTCCATATTGCAGACCACGGTTCTCCTGACGGTTCCCCTCACCGTCATGCCGCTGTCCTTCTCGGAAAGGAATGCACGTCGTGCATAGAGGTCCATCGCTTCCCAGTTCTCGGGAAGCAGAAAATCGAGGTAATTCCTGACGTATCCCTCGCGCACATCGATCTCCATGGCTTCGCTCTGGACCTCCTCCGCCTCCTCCAGAAAGCCTCCCTCGAGATAGAGTTTTTCACCGTTTTGCCAGATGGCCTTCGCTTCTGCCCAAAACTGGGTCCGATACGCCTCGGAATATTGCCAAGTCATCTTATGCCGAGCCAGGTTGGACTTGATGATCCAGTACCGGCGGTTGCCGGTGATGTCGCGAAGGTACCCGTGTTCTCCGTTGACCGTCGCAATGATCACGCACTGGCGAGGGTGGCTTTCGACCACCTTGCCATAGCTGGGGCGGTATTGGTCGTCGGATGTGGAGAAGAACGCCTTCACTTTCTCAATGTCGGCTTTCTTTATTCCTGCCAGTTCCCCGATCTCTGCGATCCACACCCCCTGCAGCTTCTCGGCACCCGCCTTGGACTCCATATCGGCCAAAGAGAGGGTTTCAGAATAGTACTCACTACCAACGAGGTCCTTCACGATCGTACTCTTGCCGATACCTTGCTCGCCGTCGAGCACCAGCACGTTGTCGAACTTGGTTCCCGGATGGTAAATGCGGGCAACCGCGGCAGCGAAGGTCTTTTTGGTTATCTCCCTGACATAGGAGGTATCGTCGGCTTTCAGGTACTGGATGAAAAGCTCTTCGACCCTTGGTACACCATCCCATGGCGGCAAGCCATTCAGATAGTCGCGGATGGGGTGGAAATGGCGGTCATCTGAGATTTTTGTGAACGACACATCATGATTGCGGCTTGAGAAACACCCATAGCGGATATCGATGAGGGATTTCAGCTGTGCCGTATCGGCATCGCGCCAGAAGTTATTTCCCACCGGCCTGTCCCATGGCATCTTCGATGTGACTTGAATGCGCCCGGCAAGATCGTTGTAAGCAAACCCCGCGAGATCCGGGTCGTTGTCGAGGATCAGGTTCAGGTTCCACACGCAATTTTTGAGCACGGTGCTCCTGGTCTCGTATATCAACCGTTTTTTCCAGTCATCCTCCGGTACAAAGTCAGCCTCTGCTTCCATTCTGCGCTCATGAAGGATGAGCAACTTCACCCGTTCGTCCTTGCTGGCAAGATCTGCCATGGCGTTGAATGATTTCTTCGGATCGTCGTCACCGAAGCGATGTACTCTTACCAAGTCGAATGCATTGAGAGTCTTGTTGCATGCAGGATCGGACGCGTGATGTGAGTAGGCGAATTTGCCGTCGTAGATCACCACCCCGGCGCTCGAGTCAGCGGGAATGTAGTCGTACCTTCCATCTTGAGTGGAGGGAGCATACACACCGGAAAGGAACGCATCGATTGCCTCATCGATCGGGTGGTAGGCTCGACAGAATACCCCCACAATTCCTTCTTTCGCCAGCGGATCGCTTTGGCTACGCATCGAGGTTTGGATGACCTCGGACTGACGGGAGCTGACCGGCCATTGGGAGGCATCCTTCCAGTCGTGGTACATGCCAAGGTACTTGTCGGGATCAAGCGCAACCCCGTCCTGGGCCTCGAATATGAATTCCCCGTTGGATGGACAACTCGCCCAGTACATCATACGGTTTGCTTGGTAGGTGGAGTCGTCGAAATGGTCTATGCCGATCTGTTTGGCCACCATGCGCATGAGTGCGGGGTACTCGTCTTCACCTACTTCACGGGTGAACGGGAATACGATGCGGCAGCGGGGATTCTCAGGAGCATGGCTGTGTGTTGAGTAGAGGAAATAGGTTATACCCGTCAGGGAATTCTTCACCTTATTGGGGAAGTCTTCTCCGCCTTCGATATGGTCTGCATCCAGGGTTCCCACCAACCTGCAAATCACATGGCCATTTTTTCGGATGCCTTCCTTCAACCATCCTCCGACGAAGCCTCCCTGGTCCTTCAGCTGATCACGTTGCACACGTGGTAGCCGAGGGTACTCCTGTACCGTCTCCGAGGTTCGTATGGGATTGGCATTACGATCCTTTATCGCTTGCCAGGTCATTTCCTGATTCTTGTACTTCCGGTCGGTCTTTCGGTTGCAGAGCGCAACCTTGATGAGTTGGTCGTTCATTGTATCTCCTTCAGGAAGTCGTTCCATGCGGTGATCGGATAACTGTTCACCGTACCGAAGCGTTCGTCGTTCGTTTCACATGTACGTATCTCGATCGCTCGTGACCGGCAGAATGCCGAAAGCTGCTTGCCGATGGCCTGGGATTGTGCAAGATTCCAGTGTTTCCCGAAAACCTTGTTGTATTTCGCCACGGTGTAGAACTGTAGTGAGGTATTCAAGGCGATCTCGAGGGTTTCATTTTCTTCCGTGAGATCCATGATCCGTCGTTGCGCCTCGAGTGCTCTTTGGTGTGCGATCTGCAGTGCGCGTTCCATGATGTGTTCGGGAGAGTTCCATGCTTCCTCTATAGCAATGAAGTACCGTCGGAATTTTCGGCCCATTTCAGAGCGCTGGAGCATGCACAGCTCCTTGGCCATAGCAATAGTAATCTCATGGTCGATGCCCGGGCGACCCCCAATACTTTTACTCAGATTTGAGTAAAAGTCCTTTCCGCCGATGAATCCAAAGTCACACATTCGAGAGAACCAATCATTGTAACGGGTAGACACCTGCAATGCCTGATGTAGGTCCCGTGCACTGACAGTAGGGACTGGGGTTTCATAGTTGATGGGAATCAGCGTATCTAATGAAGGGGATGTTCTTTCACTGGAATGGCACACATCATTGTTGCACCGGTCTTGGCTATAACAGGGTAAGGTTTTTCGACTCATAATTATTCCTCCTTCTTATTGCCGAAAAACCGTACCCTTTGAATTTGGGAAAAGGGAAACCACAGAGGAGGAAATGAAATGATCAAATGTTCCTGGGTTCGGTCTCAAGGCAATCGCTGCCGAAAAATCTCACCTTGTATCCCTTGCAGCGAGCCCTATCAATCTCAATCTGCATTCCTGTACTGATCCGGTCACCAAACACCCAAACTTCCGAACATTTGCTCATGAGCACGATGCCGAAGAACATGCCCAGGTCGCGTTCGCTCTGAAGCCCGTCATCAAGAAACTGGGGATAGAGCAGGTGAGGGGTTATCGGAAGATAACCTTTCTCGACAGCAAAGCGGCTGTAACGCCTGGCATGGAACACATTCTCTTCGATATTCCCAGCATATGGAGAGCAGATATAGACCATGGGATGATAATCAAAATGTGGTCTTGCTTGTTTCTCAATAATCTTCATGGCCTCATAGGGGGTCCTATCCATATATCCTTCCTTGTTGCGTATATTCATATTTAGTCCTTCTTGTAAAATTTGGTCTCAAAGCCATCCGCATTGAGCAGCAATCCATTCGCCCATGATGGCGATGCCGCCATGGAAGCCTCGATGTCTTTCAGTTCCACTTCAGCAGGTGCCTCGATGACGATCTCGTCATGGATGTGCATGCAGATCCGATGATCCTTGAGTTGCTGCATCGAGTAGCAGAGAATGTCACGGCTGATTGCCTGGACGATGTTTTCCACCACCTTGGGCCCATATGTTTCGATGCGTTCCCATTTCTTTGTGGCTCCCACACCCTCATAGGTTACGCAATCGCTGCCAAAATCATTGGTACCCATACGGGGCTTCACGTAGGCAAGCCGTCTGCCTGATGGCAAGGTGATGAACAGGAAGCCACTCTCATACGAGAACTTGATGCCATGTGTGTTGGTCGAGATCCTATCCTTGACTGCTTCCTTAACCACCTTGTCCACATCCCACCAAAACTGGACGATGTTCGGATTGGATTGACGCCACACATTTACCAATGGCTTGAGCTCATTCTCTTCAAGGCCCATATCCAGAGCGCCCATCGCCTTCAGAGCTCCCACCGACCCGCCGTACCCGAGCGCCAATTCGGCAATTTTCCCTTTCTGTCTTAGATGGGCATTCTGGCCATGCTTCTCTACAGGGACCTTGAACATCTGAGAAGCGGATGCACAGTAGATGTCGCCATTGCCCGCAAAGACCTCCATGCGCCAGGTTTCCCCTGCAAGCCAGGAGAGCACCCTTGCTTCTATTGCAGAGAAGTCCGATACAATGAACCGATATCCTTTCCTGGGAATGAAGGCGGTACGGACCAACTGCGACAATGTGTTGGGAACATCGGAATACAACATCTGCACCGCTTCATACCCACCGCTATTCACCAAGGTTCTTGCAGTCTCCAGATCCTCCAGATGGTTCTGGGGTAGATTTTGCATTTGCACGAGTCTTCCGGCCCACCTCCCGGTACGGTTTGCCCCGTAGAACTGGAACATGCCCCTTGTCCTGCCATCGCTGCAAACTGCATTTTCCATCGCCTGGTACTTCTTCACCGACGACTTGGCAAGCTGAAGCCTGAGCTCGAGTACTTCCTGGATCTGGCGCGGGGCATCCTGCAAAGCCGCCTTCACATCCTTCTTGCCAAGAGAATCGACTTCAAGACCGTTCTCTGATAGCCAGGTCTTTACCTGGGATACCGAGTTGGGATTCTCGAGGTCAGTGAGATCCTTCATCTTCGCAATCAACTCTTCTCGGGCACGTTTGTCCATCCTGATTGCATTACCCACGAGATTCTTGTCGACCAGCACACCCCGGTCGTTGATGCCTTGATCAAGGCGGTACTCATCCCAGATGGCATCGGGAACCGGAAATCGACAGAGGCGCTGATGGATGGCAATCTCAACCTCGACATCGCGCTTGTTGTACTCGATGAACAATTTCCATTTGTCAGGTGCATCATCAGCCTCATTCCTGGTACGTCCGCCGTTGGTGATAGTAGGATTGCATGGTGTGCAGAAGTATCTGATCAGATCCTTGCCCTCGGAGAGCTTCTGTCTCTGAAGACCGAGCACTGCACCGACACCCATCAGCGATAGGGGTAGTCCCAGATACGCCGACCAGATCATCGTGCAACGCCAGGAGGACGGATCCAGATAAGTACCTGTCGGCAATCCCAAATGGCAGGAAAGACAAATGCGTTCGAAGGTTGCATTGAACGCCCATTTGATGATGCCATCATCGTAGATAGCACTGATTATGTTTTTGGGGATTTTCTCTCCCCGGGCGAGATCGACGATCTTCACCTCTCCGCCGTCCACGCTGTAACCGAACAGGAGGATCTCGAAGTCCTCTGCCTCGCAGTAACGGTAAACTCCGCTCTTGGCTAGATTGATCGAGGAATATGTCTCGATATCGATGCTAAGGTAGTTCATCCTGATCTCCTGGTAACGAAGTTGGGTTTCAAGTAAGCACATATTAAAAGGACGGCAGCGTATTGCCACCGTCCTCTTGTGAAGAGATCAGGCAAGGAAATCATCCTCGTCGTCGGTGGCGAAGTCACTCTCTGCACTTGCCTTGCCGCCCAGGGGTTCCCCATCGCGGATAAGCTGCAGATTCTGCAGGCCGCATGCGATGCCGCGGTTGCCGTTGGAGTTGAACGCATAGAAGGTGATCGAGGCCCGTCCGTAGACACCCGAGTACACATCACTGCGGTTCAGCACGGGGTTGCAATCCGCATCAACGATACCGGGTGCGGTGGCACTGTTGGCATTGATGAAGAATGCGTTCTCGTAGGCTGGGTCATCCGGGCGGTCGATATCCCCATCGCGCAAGGGAGTCTTCAGCGATGCAAGCGACGGGGCTGTCCTTCCGTTGCCCTTGAGTTTTGCCTCACCTTCCTTGTACGCAGCCTCGATGGCAGCCTTGATTTTCTGCACAGTTGCCTTGTCGCTCTTGGGGATGATCAGGGAGACCGAGTACTTCGGAGACCCTCCATTGATGGACTTGGGCTCCCACACATTTGCATAGGACCATCTGGTGTTCTTTCCGGTGATTACCTTCATTGGATTTGCGATTGTTGACATTACTTTTCCTCCATGTCGTCAAAGTCGTTGATTGTGATAGCCGGTCTTTTATCGCTTTCCGGTACGAGCGTCGGTTTGCCTTTGGGCTTGTAGATGAATGGGCCCAAGATCTCTTTGAATCGTGTTCTTCCCAGCAATTCGGTCATTGCTGTGATTCCCAGTACCTTGTGGTCGTAGGGATCGAATCCAGAAGAGTTGACTGCCTCGGCGACAGCCTGCTCATCGGTGTACTTGCGTATCGATCTACCTTCGACCAGCTTGAAACCTTCCAGTTTTCCTCCTCTACCCAATACCGAAAGAGCGTACCCCTTGATATCGCTTACCCAAGAAGCCAACTCGTCAGCTTGCTTCAGGATCTCTGCAATCTCGTCATCTCCCAGGAGTACAGGCTCGGAGAACTCGTAGCGAGCGAGATCCAGGTTTGCCTCGGCACGCTTACGGCAGGTGGCTTTCACCTTGCAGAAGCGGCAATGGGAACCTGAGCAGAATTCACCCTTGCCCCGGAATGCCAATTCAGCCCTTGGTTTGAGATAGGATTCAGCCCAGTTGGTTAGGTCATCGGCAGTCATGGTGAACGTGCTCACGTTTGCAAGGCGGGGTTGGAATACGGTCATCGATACCTCTTCCACCTCATACAACGAGCCGAACATATCAAGAGCTCCGAGGGAGTAGAGCATCATCTGGGTATTGTGGTCTGCAGAGACTTCGACCCCCTGTCCGTACTTGAAGTCGATGATATGCAGGTTCCTGTCGGCGATGATGATGCAGTCTCCGGTCCCAGAACATTCAGGTACATACGTGCTGATATCCAGGCGTTGTTCAAGGAGTATCAACGGATCTTTTTGAGCATCCTTCTCAAGCTGCAATGCCTCGAGAACGAATGCGGCATATTCATCGGTACAGCTTTCCATTTCCTCATTGTGGTAGTGCAGGGTGGGTCTCGGGTCCTCCATCTTGATTCCCAGGGCAAGCTTGACCTTGTACTCGCATAGGGTATGGGCTTCGGTTCCTTCCTCGGCGAACACACTTGATTTCTCCTCGATGTGTTCGCATAGGCGTGCCGATGGCGGGCACATTGTCCATCGCGAGGCCGATGAGGGAGAAAGAAGGGCATGCCTACTCATCGGCAAGCCTCCTGATATCCCTGAGGAAACCCGGGTAATATTCCGGTTTCAGATCCTCAAGGCTGGTGGCGTAGTGGTGTTCGAAGATGGCTGGCAGCTGATCGGCCTTGTCCTTCGAGGTGATTGCGTTGACGGCAGCCTTCAAATCTTCCAATGTCGCTCCCAAACAAAGGGCCTCATCGGCAAGATTTCTGAAATGGGAGGGATCGATCGCTGAGAGCTTGTCAGCTCCATACTTTTGCAGGAGCAGCCGCACTTGGTCCGTGTAACCATCACGTGACTTCTCTGCGAGTATCTTGCGCACATCGATCAGAGACAAAGGCTTCTCATCCTTTGGGGGCTCTTGAAACGCTTGGGAGTCCTGTGCTTCAAAAAGGTCTGGTTGGATCTCCTTCTGTCCGAGCAGGTTCTTCAGGTCTTGTGTGCGAAGCACTTCGGCGGCTAATTCGAGCGCCTCCGCAAGAGATCTGAATCCCTTGGCTCCATCAAGCAACAACTGGGCTTTATCTTCCATTTTCATTCACTCCTTCTTGCATCTCATGTATTTCGACGCTCCTGACCGTTTTGCCCGGTGTAAGTACGAGCACTTCGCTGTACTGGCCGAACAGAAATCGCAGCAGCCTTGCGGGTAACTTTCGTCCACGACTACCCAGCACTCCCTGGGTTCCTTCCCCGCCTTGGGCCACATTGATCTGGACCCTGTGTTGAAGTTTCATTGTGTTTCTCCATCGCTGTACGGGGTGTTGTTTCCCCGGAGGCTGTTTCGGTGTGGCATCACCCCGTGTGTACATCCTCTGCCTAATACCTGAAATCCGTACCCCAAGGAGAAAACGGGGATTATGCATCCCCAAACTCCTCGGCATAGAGAGCCCTGATGCGATCGAACATCTTTCTGCGGCGGCTACGGATCGCATTGTCCGTGGTCCCTTCCTCCCGGGCGATATCGACGAGTTGTCGGCCTTCACAGAGCTTCCAGAAAAGCTCCTGTTGGGCGGGGATCAGCTGTGGGATGATCGTGTGTACCTGATCCCTGATCGAGGGGG